GTAGAACTATTCTTTGCTAAATTAGATCCAAAGAAACCTAATGCAACTTTTGATGCTAATAATCCTACATGGGAAGTACAAATTCGTACTAGAGATAAAAAAGTAGTTAAACAGTGGAAAGATCTAAACATCAATGTCAAAACAGACGAAGATGATGATGGAATATTCTATAAAGCCAATTTAAAGAAGAAGACTAAGAAAGCTAATGGGGAACCTCAAAATCCTGTTAAGCTTGTAGCTGGAGATTTAACCGATATTGATCCTAATATATTAGGCAATGGATCAATTGGTAATGTAAGAATCTATCAGTATAAATACAATGTAGGCGGTCGTGAAGGTATAGCGTCTATGCTTATGGCAGTACAAGTTACTACCTTAAAAGAGTATACACCTAAACCACGCGAAGATGACTTTGAAATGACCGATATGGAAGTTATTAAAGTTGCCGACAATCAAGATTTATCTGAAGAAATAGCAGATAAAGAACTAGATGATGAATTGACATTCTAAATTAAATAAAATAATTCAATGGGAGACTGTAATGGTCTCCCTTTTTTATTAAGGAATAATAATGCAATTTTATAGAAAAATAGATGGTAAAGGCGCTATAGAAATTAAATATGGCGAACAAAATGTTGCTTGGGGAAGAACCCAAAATATTAATTTAGAATCTCTAGATATGTTTATGAGAATGTTAAACCATCACATCCAAGAGGAAAATAAGAATGGACAAAATGATAACAGTATTTAAAGATAAACCACCTAGTTTAAAAGAAGTACAAGAAATAGTAGGTGGTTATGTAGAAAGAGTTATGATACCTAATTCAAGAGATCAAATGTTAGTTGATGAAGATGGTCTTCATAAACAATTAAGTCTTAATATAGAAGCTTCTAAAATAGTAGGTGGTCCAATTGTAGGCCATGCAGTTATACTAAAAGGTGAGGCAATATGGACATGAGGCTATGTAAAGGTGTTTATTTAGCAGGTCCAATGGCAGGTTTAACACCTAATATAATGAAAGCTTGGAGAGAACTAGCTACAGAAGATCTAGAAGCTGCACAGATACCTGTGTTAGATCCAACTCGTAGAGTTAGCTATCATGAACAAACTCTCAATGATAAAGGCTTAAATCACAATGCAGCTAATAGAATCTTTAAACAAGATTTAAGAGATATTGCAAGATGTGAAGTTTTACTTGTAGATATGAGAGAACATGAAAATGCTAAATCTCAAGGCACAGCAGCAGAATGTATGTTTGCACACATGAAAAATAAAATAATAATTGTGTGGAAAAATCCTAACGACAGACTTAATCCATTTATAACAGCTATGGCAACTGAAGTTTACAACAAATTAACAGATGCTATTGATGCTGCTATAGATTATGCTTCATAGGAGGTTAATATGGGCTTTAGTCCTAGATTATATGAAGTGCATCTTTGGATGCAAGACAAACATGGTGATTGGTGGTGGGAACCTGAAGGGGGCGCTTACGAAGATTATCAAACAGCTTTAGGTTGGTATAATAAATTTAAAGCAGGTGGCTATAATGTAAAAATAGTCGAAACTAAAGTTGTAAGACTTTGGGAATCAAATAAGGAGTATTCGTAATGAATAATCATAAGCAAATACTTTTTCCTATTAATAAAGCAGAATCCTTATCTGTTGTAGAATGGCATGGAAAGAGAGAGGTAGCAATAGTTAATTCAGATGGAACAGGCAATCCTGACGATGTAACATTTTTACATAGTGCATATGACTTGTATAAATACTTAAATAAATATTTTGGTACAGGAAATGTATTATGAAAGCAGCAGTATATTGGAATCTTCATAAAAACATATTTTCTATACAATCGCGAGAGAAAGACAACTATGGCAAAGTAGTTGCTCATAAGGACTCTGTAGTAGTAGGACTACCAAAGTTTGTTGTAAGACAAGCTGCAAGAAAGAAAGTATTAAAAGATAAACAAAAAAGTGTTCATGCTTTTGTAGTAGGTAATGTAGAACCTGATATGTTCTTTAATTTAGGTCCAGGAAGGCTTGTTACATATAACCCTTATAAATATGATAGTTTTGTAATGGCTGACACTAAAGAACCAATTGAAGAGGGTACTTTGGTTAGACTTAGAACACATAACAATAAACCTGTAATGGAGTTGTATTAATGCCTTCAGCACAAATAGTAGTAACATATGAGTTAGACTTTAAAGGTGAAAAAACTAAAGGAGCTACGTATACTGAATTACATGATTTAGCTACTTCAACACCTTGGACTATAGATAATATGATAGAAGCAAATGTTTATCTTTATGATGATGACTATAATATGATGAATGAAGATGATGAATTCTTTGAGGAGATTCACGGTAATGGATGAAATATCTAAAGTCTGTGTAATAGAAGAATTTAAAGGCACTAGATGGTTAGCTGTAGAAGTGCATGGAGAGATTCGCGAAGGAGGATCTAACGCACACAATTCAGATGAACCTGCTTGGCGAGAAGTAACTATTACTGATATATGGAATACAAGAAGATGTGTACCTGTATCAGACAGACTTAAAAATGCAATTATAACAGATTATGGCGATTATCTAAGAGAGGAATTGTCAGATGAGTACAACAGTTGGTAAACATAACTGGAAGGTAGATTGGGAAATAATTGAGTGTTCTTATGAAGAAAGAGCAGCAATTCTAGAGTATGAAGCTGGATATACAAGATATGAAGCAGAGCAAATGGCAGCTCAAATGCAAGGTTATCCTAATAAAGCTGCTCTTAAAAAGCACATTCAAAAATTAAAAGCTGGAGAGGTGCATTAATGCAATATCATGTTGAAGTAGGCGGTATTGAAGTACTGATAACACATGACTGGCAAAAAGCATTAGATTCATGGTCTAATTCTTGTTGGGAAGGCAATAACAAACAAATTGTAGTCAAAATGAGAAACAAAGAAAGATATCTAAAAGATTATTTAGATATAAAAAATTGGTCTAATTTTCTTTTAGATAGTAATAATCATAATCGAGTAGAAAAAAGAATAATGACAGAAATGGCTATGGAACAAGAACATAACGGCATGGAAGTAGTAAACTTTCATGGTGACTTTGAAGATATGACTAATGAAGAACAGGATCAAATTATTAATCCTAAACATTATAAGATGATTCCATCTGAAGCATATAAAAGATTCCCAGAGGGTTTAGAATATATGCATTTAATGGAATACATTCTTAAGCATCATAGCGGAGTAGAATCACATTTATTAGGTCAAGTATTTAAATACGCTTGTCGATTAGGTAAAAAGGATTCTAAGCTTCAAGATGCAAAGAAAATTGCATGGTATGCAGACAGATTAGTAAAGGTAATTGAGAATGATAACTGAAGAAATTATTCAAAGAACAAATCAAGAAAGAGAGTTTCTTAAAATTAAACATAATTTAGCAGCAGCAATACAAGCTGTTGATACAGCTATTAATTATTTACATAAAACAGATGATTATGAATCTTCTGTATTAGATTATGCAATGAGTGAATTGCAAGATGTAAAGAGAAGATTAGAAGCTTTAATGGAGGTATAATATGGCAGGGAAACCTATGGTTGATCCTTATGCAACTAAAACAGTTGAATATTTAAAAGCATATCTTGAAGATATAAAATATCAATTTAAATCTAGTGGCATTGACTATGTTAATTATAATTCTTCAGGTACACAATTTTTTGAAAGTGAAGTAGAGTGTGCGAGTTATATAGACAAGTTAGAAAAACTTATAAATAGGATAAAGTATGTTAAAGAAGTTTGAACAAATTTATATAAGACGAATGGCAAAGATGTATAAACAATATCATCCTAGTATAAGTCTTAAACAAGCTGTTCAAAAAGCATATGAAGCTTATGAAATATATCGAGAAGCAGAAGTGGAAATGATGTATGAAGAACGTAGGAAATTGTTTAGATGATCTTAACTTTGATCTTCAAGGCGGCAATTATAGAGAATTAGCAGATGCTTTAGAATATTGGGCGCAACAATTCTTTGACGGTTGTAAAAATATAAATACTGTTACTGAAGAGGATCATGCTTGGCATGTTCAAGACGCTTATGGAGATTGTATTGCTTATTTAATGTACAATATCTCTAAAGAAATGAGACATATAGCAAGAGCAGAAATGGAAGAATAATATGGAATATGAAGAAAAGTGGATAAGAGTACATAATGTTGACATAGGTCACATTGAAATGTTACAAAATTTTTCAGAAGTATTAGATGACTGGAATATTGATGTAGAGTATGAACAAAATGAAGAAGACGGTTTATACATAACTATAAACAAGAGAGAAAGTAATGAAACTAGTATTTGATATTGAGGCAGATAATCTGCTTCCTAAAATATCTAAGTTTCACTGTGCAGGTGCTATTAATGTTGATACTGGGGAAGAACATTGGTTTCTTCCTGATCAACTTAAAGAGTTTTTATCTTTGCTAGATAAAGCAGAAGTTATTATAGCTCATAATGCTTATGGTTATGATATAGCTGCTTTAAATAAGCTAACAGGATGGACTCCTAAAGCTACTGTACAATGTACTAAGATAATGAGTCAAGTATTAAACTATCGCAGATTCGGTTTTGGTCACGCCTTAAAACAATGGGGCGAATTCTTTAAGGATCATAAAGGAGACTATACTGGCGGTTTTGAAGAATTTAATAACGATATGTTTATCTATATGCAACAAGATGTAAGGCTTGGTGTTAAGGTATATAAGTATCTTCTTAAAGAACTTCAAGTTTATATTAAGAAACATAATTCTAAAAATATTCTTAAGGCTTTACGGTCTGAAATGGAATTAGATAGGATTATGACAGAACAGTGTGAGAATGGTTGGCAGTTTGATAAAATAGCTGCTGAAGCTTTAGTTGATGATATAGATAAAAAGATGGAGGACATTTCTAATTATATCAATCCCTTACTACCAACTAAAGTAAATGTCGTAGATCCCGACACGCAACAAGAACATGAACCAATTACAGGTAAACGTTATGCGATCAAAAAAAGTCCGACTTACACGAAAACAGGAAAGCTATCTTCCCATATTGTCAAGTGGTTTGGGGTTGACATGGGCAGCACTATTGATGATTCCAAAATCTGGGGAGATTACTGTAGGCTTGATTATACTATTGGTGATATTGGTAACACTGATACGGTTAAGTCTTATTTGGGAACAATTGGGTGGACACCCGATGAATGGAACTGGAAAAAGGTTAACGGACAGTTCGTCAAAGTCTCAGCAAAACTCACAGATAGTTCACTGGAACCATTAGGTGATGTTGGAAAAGCTTTAATGGAGTATTATACTCTAAGATCTAGACAATCAATTTTGAAAGGGTGGTTTGATTATGTCGATGAAAATTCAAGGTTACATGGAGATGTTTTTAACGTGGGTACTCCAACGTTTAGGCAAACACATAGAATCATCGCCAACTTACCTTCAGGGAAAGCAACGCTCGGAAAAGAAATAAGGAGTTTGTTTACTTCACCTAAAGGTTATAAATTAGTTAGTGCCGATAGTGCAGCCTGTCAATTAAGATTATTAGCTCATTATATGAATGATTCTGATTTTACTAAACAAGTATTAGAAGGCGATATTCATCAAATGAATGCTGATATTATTGGCTGCACAAGAAATGAAGCTAAGCGATTTATATTTGCTTATCTTTATGGAGCAGGTGCTCAAAAACTTAGTGGTTATATTAATAAGTCTGTTCAAGAAACTAAAAAGTCTGTTGCTAAGTATAAGAAAGCATTACCAAAATTAGTTAAACTAGTTGATAAATGTAATGATGCAATAGAAAAAAGAGGTTATATTATAGGCTTAGATAATAGACCAATTAAGCTAGCTAGAGATCAAAGACACAAAGCACTTAATTATTTGATACAAGGTGCTGAAGCTGTTGTTATGAAATACACTGTTCAAATGATAGATGAAAGATTAAGAAAATCTAATATTGATTTTAAACACTTATTATTTTATCATGACGAACATACTGTTGAAGTAAAAGAAGAACAAGCAGAACAAGCTAAAGATATTATAATTGATTGTTTTGCTGAAGCACCTAAAGCAGTAGGTATTGATATAATGACATGTGGTGACTGTAAAATAGGAGACGACTATTATGAAGTACACTAGGGGAATGGTAAAATTGCGTAATGGCAAGATACTACCATATGTAGAAGGCAAAGAATATAATGACATGGTAGTTAAGGTTTGGTATCAAGATCACATTCGCCCTATGTCTTCAGAAGAACGTCAAAGATCTAAAGAGAAAGAAAAGGCTAATCGGAGAAAGAAAACAAAATGAGTAGTCAAAGTACAATTTCATTAGAAGTATTAATTAAAAATAGCTTTGATAAGTTTTATGAAGAAGTAACATTTCACGAAGTAAAAATAACAGACAAGTTAAAAGAATTGTTAACAGATATTGAAGAAGAAATATTAAAACATTCAACTAATGAAAATACAACTGAAATGGAAAACTTAAAAGAAAAAGCCATGGCAGAAGGGCATGATGATGGTTTTTATGAAGGTAAAGAAGTTGGTTACAGCGAAGGTTATGAAGACGGCTATAATGAAAAAGGAACTGAATTGTAATGTTTACAGTAGAGTTTGAAAAAGATGGCTGTGTAATAACCGTAATGTCTGATAAAGATAACTTTGAAGATATTGAAGTTATAATAGGAGAAACTGGAACTGTCTTTCTTAGGCAATTTCAAGAGTTTAAAAATGAATATGATGTTATAGCAATTGATTATGATCAATTATTAGACATTGTATCAGCAGTTAACAGTCCTGAAGGAATGTTTAAAAGGGTAAGAAATAATGCAGTATAAAATAGTAGAAATACCTTGGACTAATTATGAAATTTATAGCAGTCAAGGTAGTACAGGTAATGTCTATGAAACAAAATATGAAGCAGAGTCAGCAGTAAAAAGATTAAAAGAAGAAGAAAAGGCTAAAGCAAGATATCGAATAGCTGTACATTATGAACAGGGCTTTTCTTTTGAAGTTGATGCTGACAATGAACAAAAAGCTCGCAAAGTTGCAGAAGAATTATTAGATGATTTTGCATATGTTGAAAAAATTGATGGTCAAGACGTTAAAACTAGA